GAATTAACCGCACCAGTAGCGACTGATGTATTTCCTATAATTGATGTCAGTGAAGCTGCTAATGCTGATAAGAATAAAAAAATACAATTAACAACTGTCCTTAAAAATATTCCTGATGGGACAGTTTCTTCCCCAAGTGTAAGTTTTACAAGTGATTCTGGTTTAACTGGTTTTTTTAGGGTTGCAAATAATGGTATAGGCATATCAGCTAATCAAGGGTTTATTGGTCAATTTACAACTGCTGGATTTCAATTAGGATCTGGAACAGCAGCAGCACAGTTGCATTTATTTAGTACAGATGATACAGACCAAGTTATTATTGAAAACAGCAATACCGGTTCAGACAATGCACCCGATCTTGTTTTATTTAGAAATTCCGCTTCACCAGCAGCAGATGATAACTTAGGGAACCTAGTTTATAGAGGAGAAGATTCTGCTGGCAATACCCACGACTATGCAAGTATTGTTGCTTCCATAGAAGACACAACAAACACTTCAGAAGATGGCATATTAGATATTATGACAAGTGCTGCTGGCACGTTAGCTTCAAGAATACGACTTAAAAATAATAAAGTTGGTATTGGTGAAAATGATCCGATATATCCAATGCACTTAACCACAACTCTTACAGGTCAAGCTTTACAGCTTCAATGTGATGCTGACGATCCTGCTAGTGGTGCAAACCTTATGTTGTATCACAGAAGAGGAGCTAGTGGTGCTGGACAGGATAATGATGTTATATCAACAATTTTTTATAGAGGTAAGAATGATAATGGCACACCAGAAGAAGTTGATTATGCAGCAATAGAATCTGTAATTATTGATGCAAGTGATGGAACAGAAGATGGGCAGTTAAATTTACAGGTGATGGATGCTGGAACCTTAACGACCCAAATATCTGTTGATGCTGATGCTATTACTTTTGGTGATGCTGTTAATGTCGTTTTAAATACTTCTACAGGAACAAAGATAGGAACTGCTACAACACAAAAGTTAGCATTTTTTAATGCAACACCTGTTGTTCAGCAAAGTGCTATTGCAAATATTACAACTACTGCAAGTTCTGGTACGCTTCCAACTGCAAATGGATCTATAACAATTTCTGATGTTACAAGTGCAACTGGAACAGAATTGTTAGAATTTTGTGTAGAGTTAGAATCTAAACTTGAAAGTGTTTTAGCTGTTTTAAGAACCTTTGGATTGATTGCTACCTAGATTTTTCTTGCATCTGTCTTGTCATCAAGCCCATAGTGACGTAAAGAGGAGAGAGGGCTACAATAAGCAGTAATACAAGTACACTTGTAAAAGAAAGTGCTTTTAGTAACGCAAATTTCACCATGTTAAATAAAATCTCATCTGTCTTATCTATTTTATCTTTTATCCTTTCTGCATCTACTATCGGTGCTGGATACTTTGCGTATAGTTACATGACAAGTCCACAGTTTGAAGCAAAAATGATGGAAAAAGTAATGAAGAATGTAAATAAGATATTACCTAATCAGATAGATAAAAAGTTACCGAAAGTAACTGGTCCGATGTTGCCACTATGAACTGCTGGCACTGTAAAACTGAATTAATCTGGGGTGGAGATCATAGTTTAGATGAAGAAGATTATCCATTGAAATCTGGTGAATATAGCATGATAACTAACTTATCTTGTCCTAAATGTCATTCTTTTGTAGAAGTTTATCTTCCTAGAGATGCTTACGACTAATGATATTCGGATTTTTTAAAAAGTTAATTCAATACTACATAGACAAGTTAGTTAATTGGATGCGTATGGTTAAATTTGATATAGAATTAGAGACTCAAATAAAAAAATACCACGATAGCTTTGAAAAGAAAGAAGAGCCTAAAATAATAGAAGTTGGTAAGTTTGGAGAAGATGGGTGGTCTATTTCTATTGGAGATGTAGATGACGAAAATACAAAAGATTGAAATAAAAGAGGTTTACGTTCCAAAGATTAGATTATGGGAAGTACAGCCACCGATTTTAGATATTATTTATAAACCAGTTGTAGACATTCCAGGATGTGTTGATGCACATAGAAATAATCTTACAGGACTTATTAATGAAGATGAACTAGGTACATATCAAGCCTGTGGTACGTTTGATATTCCTAGTTTTGAGCCACTTGATTATAACCCTGCAAATTTTACATATACTGCACCTGCAAAACAGCAAGAGCAACCACAGAATGAAGTTCAGCCACAACGACCTGAAATACCAGCTAAGAAGAAAAAGGAAGAGATAGAAATACCACCTTGTCCTAGTAAAAAAGACCAAAGAATTGGAGATTTTCGTAACGATAAAAAACTAGAGCGTGTTTCTGGTTATGAGCGTGGTAAAAATGGGATAGATTGTATCACCTTGTATGAAGACGTACCGTTCATCGACCAATATATTCCGTCTTTTAAACAGTTTACTGGGGTTTTTAGTCTTGCTCTGGTCGGCTGTTCTGCTCCGATCATTCTTAATTTAGTAAAACCAATAGTAAAAAATCTAATAAAGAAACTGACAAAGAAGAAAGATAAGGTAGAATAGTTATCCGTAGATAAGTTTAATACCCGTAGCTTGTCTACTCTAATTTATGAGTGTGCGGTAATACTTGATTCATTTTTTCAGTAACAATAATATCTTCACAAAGGGCATGAAATTTTGATGATTTTTTAAACTGGATTCCGTCTTGAAGAAGCGTCCCACAGGTCTTTAAACGTGCGAGCTCGTAGTTGAGCCTTTCTTTAGATAGTATTTGACTTTGTATTTTTTCTTGAGTCGTAGCAGATTTTAAACACGCATCTTGAAATCTTTGATCCAATGGAAAAGTAAATGTAAGTGCTGCTCCCACATTTAATCCTAGAGAATCCTTGTTGCCACTATAGTTTTCCTGATAGTACAAGATATTACCAGGATTTATTAAATTGCCATCCTCATCAACACTTGGATCATATACAGGTGTTTGATAAGTATAATCTTGTGGTCGTTTCTGATTAAATGATGAAGTTACAAATGGAGAAAATGATACTTGTGGTCCTTGGCATCTAATACCATTTCCATAATGATTTTCTATAGTATTTCCTTGTAAAACCTGTGTTGCGAAGTTTGAGACAGATCCAGAAGCAGAAGCAGAGGGAGCAGCAGTGTTTGAGGTATTAGCAAACGCTGGACTCCCAAAGAATAATCCTATTATTGTGAGAATATTGTAGTTGTGTCTGTTACGCTTTCTGACTGGATCGTGCGTGTTACGTCTGAAACTGACTCTAGCCCAGGTGGTGTATAAACTTCTGTAAATTGAAAGGCATCTCCCTGTACTGTCTGTGTCCAGTTTGGTTTTTCTCCTAAATCTAAACCTGTCCATGTATATGTCGTACCGTTTACAGTTTCATTAACAGTTGCGTTTGGAGCAGAGATAGTTGTGCCATCATGACTGACACCTGATCCTGTAACTGAATATGTGTACCCAGAATTATAGTTTGTTGTTTTGATAGTTTCAGTAATATTTGTGGTAGTTTCTGTTCGGCTACTAGAACTACCTTGTGTAAAGGAAGGCACAACAGGCACAGCGTAGATAGGGCTAGATATAAATAAAACAAACGGAAGTGTCCTCCACATCAGTCAATGGTTAGATCAGTAACAAACTGTCCTGTTAATGTTATGCCTGTTCCTGTACCTGGAGTTAGGGTTATGGAATGATTATCTAGTCCGATAGCTGCTGTACCTACACTGGCTGCTGCTGAAGATGTAATATCTGAAAAGTTTGGAACTTCACCCACTGTTGCTGCTGAAGCTGGTGTGGCATCTCCTTCAAGATAACTTTGAGAGAATGAAAAGCTATCTCCCGATGTACTTTGTGAAGCTGACACTACAGTTAACGCTGGAACGCCATCTGTTACCGTTCCAAAACCTCCAATAGAAGCAGCATCATTAGAATCTACAGTAGCAACACCATTACCTGAGATACTGTAAGAACTACCAACTTTATCTGAGCTAGTAGCTGCTGATAATGCCTCTAGTTTTACAGTAGACATAATTGAATGATTTAAGTCTGCGTATGCTGCTGGAATACCTGCAACTAACAGAAGTAAAAGAATTTTTTTCATTTTGTTGAAGGATCTTTACCTGATGTTACATTATTAGGCCGCTTCTTGCCATTACTGCTGTTTTTCACTTGGAGACCCATATTTGACATCACTGCCGACAACAATCCAGCAGCGAATGTGGTATCAATTTGTTTGGTTGAATTTCCGAAATACGCAAAAGAAATTACTGCCAAACTCCAAAACAGAATAATCATTTGGACTAGATTTGAGATAAGAGAAGGACCTTCTTTCTCCTCTTTTTCTTCTATTATTGGTTCGGTTTTTGGGTCTTTTGTTGTCATAATCCTAGTGATATACTATAAATATAAAGATTGAGGCCAAGATTGGCAATAAGCGTTAAGGTAGAAATAGAGATATATAAGCCATGTCAAAATTTTTAATTGGAATGTTTATCAAGTTTGGTAAATCAGAATCTTTGCGTAAAGCAGCATTATCGTTATTAAAAGCTATGGTGGCAAAAACTGATAATGATGTAGATGATGCAATCGTCAAAATGATTGAACAAAAATTATTTCCTGTAAAATGAGAATTACTAAATTTCTCAACATTAATATCGAACCAGCACCAGCAGAGATGGAGTTAGAAGTCGAAGTGCAATGTAGAGAACTTATGAAAACTAATGATTTAGATGGTTTAAAAAGATATTGTACTCACCTGATAAGAAAAAAATTTGAACAAGATGTTTTTATGGCTTCTTTATTAAATAGACTTATAGAATTAGAAGCTAATCGTGTTGTAGCGGAAATGAGAAAAGAAAAAAATAAACCTAAGAATCCTTTGAAAAAGTTTTTTCGTATTGATTAAGGTATTTCTTTTCAAAATCTTTAACTAACATTTCTTCAGTTTTATCCATCTCAAAATTAAATTTTAAAACTGCCGTACGAATGTGTTCAGTAAGCCATCCACCCTGTTTAGAAACTACTTGAGCTTTATTTCTTTCATTAATAAAAATATAATGGTCGTATCCTTTCAGTTCTACATCTAAAAGGTTCTTTTCTAAGTCTTTACGTCTTATTTCTTTTAGTCGTCTTAGTTTTATTGAATCACTCATTTTTCTTTTTAATTGAATTAAGAATCCTAGAAAGTGCTCTACCTTGTAATCGGTTTTGAATTGCCCTGTTCCAGTTTTCCTGATCTCGTTTCAATGCTTCATCATACACTTCTTTATCAATCTTGTCTTGTAAAAATTTATAAACTACATCTCTTATCCAAGAGGTAGGTTTGATTTTTAATTTCGTTCGAATGTATTCATCGAACAGTTCACCTCTGTTTATATCTATAAGAACGTGGTAATACTTTTTGTTTCCGTGGGGTTTCTTGCCAGCTTCAGCCATGAATATCTTTTTAATTTATACTATCACATTCTCATTGTATTAACTTTTTGTTTCCCAAGCTTTAATTAATCGTTCCAATTCAGCAATTCGTTGTTTCGCAGCTTCGATTTTCTGTTGAGTTGTCATAAATTCTGATTCTAATAATGTTAATTAGTGTTTTCTCTGGGGAGAGGGGCTGAAATTGTCCCATTCTCTATAAACCCGTTCCAAGACTTGCGTTTGGTATGGGACAAGTGTATGGGACAAGTAAAGTTGTCCTACGCTCCAAAAACAATGGGACAATCTATTTTGTCTCACACAGTTGTCCCACTGA